CCTCGTAGGCCGTTTGCAGATGTTTCATGTTGTGGGCCTCCTTAATAGACAATAACTGTTTTGATGATGCGGATGCCTGCGACGCGGTAGCTTGCAAGCAGGGCGTCAATGCCGCCCGCCTGCTGCACATCGACGGCGTTGTATGCCGACGCGCCGACCTGCCCCGGAATTCCGTTGTCGTGGATGATAGTTAGTTCTTTCATGGTGTGAATCTCCTTTACTTTGGTTTGTGGGATAGGGTCGCTTTACTGTGCGGCCCTGCAAGGTGTCAGGCGGGGATGGTTTCGCGGTCGCGGGTCTGGTAGCTCTGGCCGCTGTACTTGTTATAAATGTCTTGGTAGCTGGCTTTACGGTTCCGGCGGCTGGTGTCGCCGGTGGGGTGCCAGTAGTACTTGCAGCGGTTAGCAGACCAGCGAAAACCGAGTTTTTCGAGGGTGTGCAGCCACTTGTGGTTTGTGTCGGCCCAAATCCAGGAGCCGACGACATCGAACTGCAGGTCCGGGCACTTGGCAAGTTCTTCGGCCATCTTGACGGCCTCTGCATCCTGCGCGGCCTTGGAAGCATCCTCTGCCGCTTTGGTCTGCTCGTACTGCTGGCGGCCTTGCTTGGCCTGCTCACTGCAGAAGCGGGGGAGCGTGGGCTTCAGCTCGTCCCACTCGGCGTTGATTTCCTGCATGTCGGAGACGCTGCCGCCGTGATCGGGGTGGTGCTTGCTGGCCAGGTCGCGATACATCGCGGTGCCTTCGGTGATGGTGCTGGGGCGGGGGTTAAACCATTTATAGGTTTTATAGGTGGTAGTCATGTTGTTTCCTCCTGTGGGGCCGTTGGGCGGCTGTCCTTTGTTTCGATGGCTTAATTATACATGTTAGCATGTACTATGTCAACATGCTAGCATGAAGTTTGGAACATTGCACAGTTATGCTAGCATGAATTTGTGCACTTTGTACATGCTTGCATGATTCGGCGCGTTGTGCTATAATGTGAGCACTATACAAAAGGAGGTGCGCAGAATGTCCAGCGATGCAAAGCGGGCCGGGAATGCGCGGTATTTGGCAAAGCTCAAAACTATTACAGTGAGGATGCAGCCGACAATGGCGGAAACCATCCAGCAGGCAGCAGCAGCAGCCGGGGAGAGCGTGAACGGCTATATTCTGGCGGCAGTAGATGAGAGACTGCAACGAGAAAATCACGATAAACCGAAAAACACTTGACAAAATCGCACTTGCATGCTAAAATGTGTATAATGAGTGAGCCACGCGAGGAAGCGAGCTTCCGCGACGGGGCTCACTCATTATACAGTTTTAACGTATCAACGCGAAAAATTAGGTTTCTGGCGTCCAGCTTTACCGCTGGGCGCTTTTTTTGTTGCTATTTAAGGTAGGAGGGCGGCAACATGGCAGAAAAGAAGGCGGCGCAGGCCGTCCAACTTGGAGAAGTTACCCGCAAGGCAATCGCAGGAGTCGAGAAGGCCAGGCGGGCAGCAGAGCGCGGGGAACTCGTAGACAAGCGCGGCAACAGGATGAACCCGGCCAGCATTGCGAATCTGCGGCCAGGTACTGCTATTAAGGATATGGAGCCGAAGCGAAAGCGGGAAATCCAGCAGGCAGGGCAGAAGGCCAGCGTTGAAGCCCAGAAGAAGCGCCGAACCATTAAGGAAATATATAGCGATCTGCTTCAGCAGCCGGACAGTGTGGAAGGGCTGGAAGATGAGGAACTAGCACAGACTGTCCAAGAGATGGCACAGCAGAGGGGAAAGCCGATAACTTTATATGAATCAATCGCGGTTGCGATGGCGGCAAAAGCGAAGGCCGGAGACGTTAAAGCGGCGGTGTTTGTGCGCGATTCTGCGGGGGATAAACCGGCCGATCAGATGGAGATTACAGCCGAAGCCGTGACCGATGCGGATAGAGAATTGATGCAGAATATCCAAAAGCGGCTACAAAAGAACGGTAATGCGTGAATTTGCGGTTCGCTAAATAAGTATTTAGCGAAATACAGCTGAGAAAAGCGGGAACATGCAGCATAAAGAGGAAAGCCGAAAGCCTGCCGGGGGTGCATTGCATCAAGGCAGGGCGGTGGCTTCTTTTTTATGGGGCTGTTTAGCAGCAGGCAGCAGGGGGCAGGGGGCACCCCCCCTATAAAGGGGGAGGCGGGGCGCATAAACAGCGAGGCCGGGTACGAATATGTCAGTTCCCCCACCGAATACAAAAATAAAATTTACCCACCCCCCCATGCAGGGACATTCCGAAAAAACTGACAGGTTCCCCAGAACAAAAATGATATAAAGTATATCCCGGTGCGGAAGTAAGTCAGCCTCCTCTCTTACTATTGGGACTAGGGCCGTCCGCTTCAAGACCCAGCGGCCACAATACAAAGCGTTCTGCTACGGCAGGGCGCTTTTTTATTTGCTGCATAGCTGACCATTTTGGTGACGTTACCAAGATGGTATGAGCGCTGCGTTCCGAAGCAACGGCGCGGCAAAGGTGCAAGACCTATGTGCAGTACCAGGAGTCTGGTAGCGCCAGAACGATGTGAGTGTGTATGGCATACCTCACCCAGAAATGAAAATGCCTGCTGAAAACGATGCAAGTCGATAATCTAAGCGGGAAGCCTACCATGCTGGATTAACTCAACTGGTAGAGTATCTGTTTTGTAATCAGACGGTTCGGGGTTCAAGTCCTCGATTCAGCACCAATGCCGATGATACGGGTAAAGGTAGCAGGGCCGGACGCGGCAATTGTGTTCCCCGTTAGGCAACCGCCACGCGCCTACTGACAGTGCGTAACATGTGGCGGATTCTGCAATACAGGGTGGCTCTCTGCCGTGGAAGTCGGCCAACTTTAGCTGAAACATTGCTATGGATTGCCAAGCCAAACAGGTTCATGCCGATATGCCCCGCTAAAGAAACTTGCAGGGCAGAGCGCATGAGCCTTATATGCCAACATAGCTTAACTGGTAAAGCCGGGCCTTATGACAGCATAGCTGCGGGTTTAGTTGCGGGTTCAAGTCCCGCTGTTGGATAAAGCTGGGTCGCACCCACCGGCTAAGCCCGGCGCAGGCAAAACGCGATAGATCAACCTGAACGCTGTAAGCAAAGCGGCAAGCCGATACGGAGCGCGGCGCGATGGCAGACCGCAACGGGACTTCGAGAGCCTGAAAAAGTCTGCCCGGCATCTGCTTGTGCGGACTCCGTTACTGACGCAGTTACGCATCGCCGGAACCCATAACATCAAAGCAGAGACCGCGGGTAAGCGCGCGGAATACAAGTGCTGCTGAACTACGTTGCGGATTTGCTCCCCGCAACGGGTGAGACCGGCACAGCATAAACCGGTAGGGCGGGTTTGGGGAATTTTTGAGGAAATGGGGTGATGTGTTGACGCTGGAAGAGATGCGGGAACTTGAACGCGAGGCGTGCAGGAAAGACCCGGTGTATTTTTGCGAAACATATTGCCACATTGAGGACAAGGACGCAGATGAGCTGATACAGCCGTTTACGCTGTGGGATGGGCAGAAAAAAGCCCTGACTGCGTTTGCGGGGAACAGGCTTGTGTGCGTTTTAAAGGCTCGACAGCTTGGGTTTACCTGGCTGGCTTTGGTGGAAGTGGCGCGGCTTGTGGCGCTGAATACAGGCCGTACTGCCATAGGCTTGAGCCGGTCGGAGGACGAGGCCAAAGAGCTTGTGCGCCGCTTGGCTGTGATACTGCGGTACATGCCGGGGCTTATCCGCGAGGTAGACACGCCGGGCGGCAGCGTTGCAGGCTGGACAGGGCCGGTATTCTACAAAAGCACAATGCAGGTGGTTGTGATGTGGCCGGACGGCCCGGAGAGCGTGTTTAAGGCGTTCCCATCCAGCCCTGCTGCAGGCCGTTCGTTTACTGCCGACTTGATTGTGATAGACGAATGGGCGTTCCAGCAGTATGCCGAAGAGATTTGGCAGGCGGCATACCCAGTTATCAACCGACCGTTCGGCGGGCGTGTCATTGGCTTGTCGACTATCAAGCTGGGAACGCTGTTTGAGGAAATCTACACGAACCCCGGCAACGGCTTTACCAAGCTGTTTTTGCCCTGGTCAACTGACCCGCGCCGTACCGAAAAATGGTACGCACAGACGGTTGCTGCGCTGGGCGAGGATAAAACGATGCAGGAGTACCCTGCGACAGAGGAAGAAGCGCTCTCCGCCCCCGGAGGGCGCTTTTTTAGTGAGCTTGATAAAGATACCCACTTGGCCGATGCACCGCCCACAGGGCCGCTAAGACGCTATGTGGCGATAGATTATGGCCTTGATATGTTGGCGGCAATCTGGATTGCCGTTGACCCGAACAACCATGCAACGGTGTACCGGGTAGACGGCGGGCCGAACAAGACCATTGGCGAAGCGGCGGATTTGATTTTGCGAGATTCCGAAGGCGAAGAAATTGATATGTACCTTGCGCCGCCTGATTTGTGGAACCGCAGCCAGGAGAGCGGCAAGAGCCGTGCGCAGCTGTTCAGCGAAGCGCATCTGCCGTTGGTGCAAAGTTCCCGCGATTTTCCTGCCGGGTGTGCGGCCATGAAACAGTGGCTGCGCAAGGACGAGAAAACAGGGAAAGGGTATCTGACGTTCTATAAGCCGGGCGAGTTGTGGACGTGCCTGACGAAGATACAGAAAGACGACAAAAATGCCGATGTGTATGCGAAGAATCCGCATGGATTGACGCATTTCCCGGATGCTTTACGCTATTTTTGCGTTTGGTGGACGAGCCCGGCGAAAAAGCCGGTGAATATTAAAAAGCGGCCGTGGACGGCAGATATGTACGAGGACTACCGCAATGCCAATACGGAAGAGCGAAAGATGCTGATGGAAAGGTGGGGACACCCTGCATGATCGAATTTTGGTTGAACGCGCAGCCCTGTTTTAGAATTTGCCGCTATTACGGCGGCAAGGTACGGAACAGCATTTTGGTAATGGAGGGGATTTTTTGAGATGCCCGACTTGTGGAATTGAGTGCAGGACCGATTCCGGCACGAATGTGCTGAAATTTATCTGCCGCAGCAAACAGTGCCCGGATTATGGGCATGTGATGGGGGAAAAGCCCCTGAATGAGCCTGTTGTACGGGTGAATTACCCGGTGCAGGACGATTGAAGCGGATATAGAATCCGCACTTACGATAGAAATAGCGCTTATCCCATTGGGGGTAGGCGCTTTTTTTATACCCATTTTTAGCCGACGGGCGTTGTACGTGGAGGAACCAATGGAAGAACTTGAAAACGGCGTGACCGAGAGCGTAGCCGACTCTGAAACCAACCTGGAAGAAACCGCTGCGGAAGAAACCACACAGCAGGTGGAAGAACCTGCTGCAGAAGAACCGGCGAAAGAGCCGGAAATCCCTGATTCTGTTTGGGCCATTGCCCGCAAGCGCAGCGAGCGAGAGGCACAGGCAAGAATCGACCGGCAGATCGCGCAGCGTTTTGGACAGTACAAAAATCCCGCCACAGGCAAGAACATTGCGACACTGGATGATTACTTTGCCGCAATGGATGCCCAGGCGGAGCAGAGCCGCCAGGAAGCCATCGACCGCATGACGGCCAACCAGAGCAGGGAACAGCAGGAAGCACTGCGCCAAATCCTTGCAAACGACCCGGAAAAGCGACGTTTGAATGCCCGGGTGCAGGAATTGGAGCAGAAACAGATTGATGAGCAGGCAGGAGCTGCGTTTAACCGCGATTTTGCCGAGCTGCAGAAGCTGGAACCTGCTTTGAAAACCGTAAACGACCTGGAAAAGCTGGACGGCTTTGACAAAATTGTACAGCTTGTACAAGAAAAGGGACTTGACATGGTGACGGCCTATAAAGCTGTGAACTTTGGCAAGGCCACGCAGGCCAGCCAGGCGGCAGGAAAGCAGGCGGCTATCAATGCTGCCAAAGGGAAGAACCACCTTGCCGCCCACGATGGGCAGGCGCAGCCGGGAACCCAAAAGGTAATGAGCGAAAGCATGCTGAACCTTGCGAAAGAAGCGTTCCCGGACAAATCTGACGCAGAAATCCAGAAACTTTATAACTCGATTTGAAAGGAGCCACGATAAATGGCAGTTATTTTTAGTAAATCCAGCGGCGCAGCCAATGATTATTGGAACGAATGGGCCGACATGATCCAGATGAAGATGAAGGACACCGACAACGAGAAGAACAACGACGACGAGCTTGTCAATGCCCTGTTCAACGTGAAGAAGTCCAAGCGTTTTGGTGAGAAGATCGCGGGCCTGTCTACCTTTGGCAACTTTGAGGCTGTTGACGAGGGTGCAGAAGCCCCGGCCGATACTCTGAAAGAGACTGAGCCCAAGCTGATTACCCACAGCGAGTTCAAGAAACTGTTTGAAGTCACCAAGACCATGAAAGAGGACTTGCAGTTTGACATTGTTGCCACCAAGGCGGCGGCTTATGTGCGTGCCTACAAGCGAAGCCGTGCAGAGTTTGCCAGCGCTGCGCTGACCAGCGCAGCCAAGACCTTTACCTACGGCAGCAAGACCGGACTGGACAGCACCACCGCTGACGGCCTGGCCCTGTTTGATAAGGCGCATACCGGCCTGACCGGCGTTGCGACCCAGTCCAACGTGTTTACCAATGCCTTTGGCAATGACGATGCCATGCTGAACCGCCTTGCCAACATTGGCATGAACTTTAAAAACGCCACCGGCCATGTGATGGGCTACACCTTCGATACCCTGATCGTGCCCGGCAACGCCTACCGCCTGATTACGCTGGGCAAAAAGATCATCAACAGTGACCAGCAGGTTGGCAGCAGCTTCAACGATGTCAACGTGAACAAGGGCATTTGGAAGCTTGTGGTTGACCACCATTGGCAGGTTGCAGATGGCACCGAGCCGTACATCATCATGTCCAGCCAGGCCAACAAAGACCTGATGGGCAGCATGTTCTACGACCGCACCCCGCTGGAAATTGAGCAGGATGTGGATGTGCGCACCCAGAACCTGATTTCCAGCGGCCGTGGCCGTTTCAGCGCCGGTTTTGGCGATTGGCGGCACATCATCATGGGCGGCGCCGCTGCCGGTACGGAGTTGACCTGATATGGCCCCGAAAGGATTGCAGCCGGGTGATACCTTTACCGAGGGCAAGCTGACCTATGTGGTTGTGGCGGTAAACGCCGACGGCAGCTATGATGCCAAGCTGGCAGAGAAAACCAAGGAAGTAAAACGCGGCAGACCCAAGAAAGCATAAGCACAGCGGCCCTGCTTAGGTAGGACCGCTTTTTATCACATTTGCGGGGGCGTGACCCTACAGGAGTGAACAATGAAGAAGAACGACGACAAAGACAAAAAGCTGCTGGAAAAATGGCAAGGCAAGTTATCTGCCGCAAAAGCACGATACAGTGCAGAGCTTGCAGCCATGCAGCGGCGTGAAGATATGTATTACGGGAGCCACACTATCCAGGGAGCCAAAAAGAAGGCAAGCAATGTGCGGAATGTGGTGTATGAGCTGATCGAAAGCGAAGTGGACACCAGTATCCCACAGCCGAAGGTAACGGCCATCCATGCAGAGGATGTGGAAAAGGCCCGGAAAATCGAGAATCTTTTGCGAAACGAGATTCGACGGATGCCTATCCCAGAGATGAACGACAGCAGCGAGAGAACCGTGACCATCCAGGGCGGCGATTTTTTCCATGTGGAATGGAACCCGGTTGCCGGGTATCACTGCACTTTGGGCGATGTGGAAGTTAATTTACGCCATCCAAGACAGGTCATCCCGCAGCCGGGCGTATATCGGCTGGAAGATATGGACTATGTGTTTTTGCAGATGAGCAAGAGCAAAGAGGCTTTGGAGAACAAATACGGCGTAGAAATTGACACAGACACCGAAGATGCCCCGGAGGTGCGCGGCAACGATGCCAGCACGGCCAGCGGTGTTGTGACCCAGAACATTGTGTACTACAAGCACGATAAGGGCACAGTGGGCATGCTGAGCTGGTGCGGCGACCAAATTTTAGAGAATTACCCGGACTATTACGCCAGAACCAGTGAGGTTTGCACCAAGTGCGGACGCAAGCGGGTAGGGGATGTATGCGTTTGCGGAAACAAACGATTTAAAGAAGCCCCGGTACAGACAATTACCCTGACGCAGGATTTGGTGATGAGCGACGGCGAGACCATTCCGGCGCAGACACGCGGCGAGGATATGCCGGTTTTTAACCCAGACGGCAGTATGCAGCTGGACAACGACACCGGCGAGATGATCATGATGCCCGGCGAACTGGAAGCAACCGAAATCCCCGCCTATAAACCGCACGGATTCCCGATCATTGAGAGAATCAATATCTCGGCAGCTGACCGCTTTTTGGGTGTGAGCGATGTTGATATTATCTCGGACCAGCAGCAGGCCATTAACAAATATGGTACAAAAATCCAGGAAAAGCTTTTAAAAGGCGGCAGTTATGTCACCTTGCCGGACGGTGTGGATGTTGACAAAAGCGACGATGAGTTAAAGATTTTGCGCATCCAGAACCCCAGCCAGGCAAATCTTATCAGTGTTATCAATGTGCAGCCCAATGTGCAGAATGACCAGAACATGTTGGAGTACAACTATAACTGGGCAAAATCTGCTTTGGGTATTACCGATGCTTTCCAGGGCAAATACGACAGCTCCGCTACTTCCGGCAGTGCAAAGCAGTTTAGTGCGAACCAGAGCGCCGGACGTTTGCAGAGCAAGCGTGAGATGAAGAACAACGCCTACGCCCGGCTGTACCGGCTGATGTTTGAGTACTTGCTGGCCTATGCGGACGAGCCGTACCCAATGACCGAGACAGACACGGACGGGGAGCAGCAGTTCGGCCACTTTGACCGCAACGACTTTTTGAAGCGCGACGCTGCCGGGGAACTGTATTGGAACGATGAATTCATCTTTGAGGTAGACCCGGCCAGCAACCTTGCCAGCAACCGGGAACGGCTATGGGATATGGCAAAGGTGGATTACCAGGCTGGCGCGTTTGGGCCCATCAACGACTTGGAGAGCCAGCGCACCTATTGGACGTGGCTGCGCAATACCAATTATCCGTATTCGGCTACTGTGCTGGCGGATATCCGACAGCGGCTTAGTGAGCAGCAGCAGATGCAGGCAATAATGAACCAGGGAGTGGGGAACAATGACATGGCAGCAGATCAAGTTAGCGGCATTACAGAAGATGTTCGCCAGTGACGGCACAGACATCTCGAACCCAGACGAAGCGACAAAAGAATATTTAAACGCTATGCCGCAGGCGGCCAACGAAGCCATTGAAATGATTTGCACTGCCGGGCGGTACTTGCGCAAAAGCTACACGACCAGCAAGGACAAGGGCGAAGCCCTGACGGTAAACCTTGAATACGAAGTGCCGGACTACTGGCGCATGGGGAACATGGAGGTTTACAAGCTGGTGGACGATACCCCTGAACCTGTGGACGGTGTGGCGCTGTACGGCGGTAAGTATCTGGTATTCCCGGCGGAATATGAGGGGGACTTTGAGTTTTTTTACGATGCCAAGCCCACAACCATTACGCTGAGCACGCCGGATTCCAAGAAGATTGATTTGCCGGATGACGCGGTGGTGCTGCTGCCGCTTTACATTGCCAGCCAGCTATACAAGGATGATGACATTGCCATTGCCACTTACTACCGCAACGAGTTTGAGACCGCCTTTGAACGACTGACGAATCCGAGAACCGTAAGTAAGGAAAGCTTTACAAGCAATACAGGGTGGTGGTAAGCATGGCTACCTTTACGATACCCAGCCAGGTTGCCCGCAGCAAACTGGCGATTGATAAAATGCTTGGCATTGATTATACCAGCAACACCGCCAATGTAAGCGTGAGCCAGAGCCCCAACGCGCAGAACATGATACGGTCAGAACCCGGAAAGGTGCGCAAGCGGATGGGATATAAGCTGCGAGCGGCTTTTCCGGCCCGTGTGAACGGTTTCCACGAGCTAAAGGGTAAGAGCCTTATCCATGCTGGAACGGCGCTATACGAGCTGCCGGAGGGCGGCAAGGAAGTGGGCAATGCACTGTACAGCGACATGGCAGATGCCCGCAGCAAAAGCTGGCAGATGGACGATAAGCTGTTTATTGCCGACGGAAAGTGTCTGCTGGTATATGACGGCGAAACTGTAAAAAAAGCCAGTGACGATGCAAAAATCCCGACGCTGACGATTGCCAAACCACCGCAGGGCGGCGGCAAGGAATACGAAGCGCTGAACCTGTTGCAGCCGAAGTTCAAAGAACTTTTTGCCAGCGATGGAAAAGCTACCGAGTATCATCTTAGTTTTTCGGGACTGGACAGCGCGGACGTAACTGTACGTAAGCTGAACAGCAGCGGAGAATGGGAAAATGTAACCAGCGGGTTTAGCTGCAACAAAGCGACCGGGGTTGTTACGTTCAGCACAGCACCGGAGAAAAGCCCGGTAGAGGGCGAAGACAACATTGAGATCACAGCAACCAGAACGGTAGAGGGCTATGCCGACCGCATCAACAAATGCTGCATTGGCATTTTGTTTGGTGTGAATGGCGCAGCAGACCGCCTGTTTTTGAGCGGCAACCCGGATTATCCGAACCAGGACTGGTACAGCGGACAGTATGACTTGACCTATTGGCCGGACACCGCTTACAGCAAACTGGGCACGGCAAAAAGTGCCATTATGGGCTACTCCATCATTGAGAACCGCATTGCAGCCCATAAGGACGAGAATGAGACCGACCGGAATGTTGTGATACGACAGGGCAATTTGGTGGACAGCGAACCGGCTTTCCCCATTACCAACACGATACAAGGCCCCGGCGCAATTGCAAAATACAGCTTTGCCTACTGCGCCAATGAGCCTGTTTTTTTGACCAATTTAGGAATTTACGCAATTACACCAAGCGACATTGTGGGCGAACGATTCAGCCAGAACAGAAGCTATTACATGAACGGCAAGCTGCTGGATGAAGCAAACAAAGCGGATGCTTATGCCTGTGTGTACAAGGACATGTACTGGCTGTGCCTGAACGGCGTTGCTTATATTTTGGATGGGCAGCAGAACTTGGGCACAAACAAAAACGAGCCGTACTCGACCCGACAATATGCTTGTTTTTATGAGACGAATATCCCAGCGCGGGTCATGTGGGTAGATGGCACCAATTTGTTTTTTGGGGCAGACAATGGCAAAGTATATGAGTTTTACACTGACCCGAACGAGATTACAAGCTACAATGATGACGGTGCTGCGATTTCTGCGGAATGGGAAACCCCAGATTTGGCCGGTGCATTATTTTATAAAAATAAGAGTTTCCGTTATTTGGCCTTGCAGATGGCACCGAGCGTTGTTACTTCTGTTGCGGTATACGCAATGAAGCGCGGCATATGGTCAAACATCTGGAACGACAATACCCACGCACGATTTTTTAGTTATCATCAGCTGCGTTATTCGCGCTTTACTTATTCCAACGACCAGACGGCGCGAACGCTGCACAACAAAATCAGGATTAAACGGGTAGACAAGGCAAGGTTCCGGTTTGTAAACGATACGTTAAATGAGCCGTTTGGATTGATGCAGATTGCCGTTGAATTTGTAGAAAACGGAAACTTTAAGGGGTGAGATTGTGGCCTTTAAAAAAATTAGCGATTCCGATTTGCAGAATAAGGGAAACATTGGCATGCCAGATACGCCCGGTTTAAGCACTGCTGACATGCAGAAAAAAATGGATGAAATCCCGCGTGAAATCATTATCCCTGTTTTAAATGCCCTGATTGACGGGCTGAACGGGATGGATTTGGATAAAAGAACCCATAACGGCGGCGGCTGCCTTTATATCCGTGTAAACAGTGACCGCGTTATTGAAACCAGCGATGACATCGATCTCAATATGGCCATAAGTAGCAGTGGGCACTTAATCATTGACGAGACCGGCAATGAAATGCCGCAGCGAAACCGCATGCAGTTTTTGGGGGCCACCGTTACCGATACGGGGCTTTACACGGTTATTCAGGCGCGAAAAGGCGACCCAGGGCAGCAAGGCCCCCAGGGGCCGGTAGGACCGCAAGGCCCGCAGGGCGTGCAAGGGCCTATTGGCCCGGCAGGCCCACAGGGCGCACAAGGCTTACGCGGTGCAACGGGCGACCCAGGCCCAGCAGGCCCGGCAGGCGCAACAGGTCCTACCGGACCGAAAGGAGAAAAAGGCGAAAAGGGAAGCGACGGTTCCAGCTTTGTTGTGAAAGGCTTGTATGCCACGCTCTCCGCACTGAAAGCTGCACACCCAACCGGCGTGGCTGGAGACGCTTACGCGGTTGGAACGGCTGACAACAACGTTGTGTATTTGTGGGACGTTGACAAGAGAGCATGGGTATCTGTTGGAACGCTGCAAGGCCCGCAAGGTCCTACCGGCCCGCAGGGGCCGCAGGGGCCTACCGGCTCTGTTGGGCCGCAGGGACCTACCGGCCCGCAGGGCGAAACCGGCCCGCAGGGTAAACAGGGCGTACAGGGTGAGCCCGGCGAAAAAGGTGAGCAGGGAATCCAGGGTTTGCGCGGCGAGCAAGGCCCTACCGGCCCGCAGGGGCCGCAAGGCGAAAAGGGAGACCCCGGACTTGTACAGAGCGTAAACGGTAAAAGCGGCGAAGCAATTGTGCTTACCGCAGAAGATGTTGGCGCGTTGGATGAGGCAAAAACAAAAGAAATGATCTCTGAGGCTGTGTCAGGAAAAATGGATACAGCCACCTACGACCCGCAGGGGCGGCAGACCGATATTTTTAAGGCGATCGACAAGGTCTCTAACATCTACTATGCCACGCTGACGCTGGGCAGGTGGACGGCTTGCAGCAGCGCCGACCAGGCCAAGGGCCTGCTGTACCAGCAGACGGCTACGCTGACCTGCGCGAACAGCTATGCGCCGGTGGTGACGGCTGCCAGCGAGTTTTTGTCCGGCATCGGCTACGACAAGACCGAGGTGCCCGCTACCGATGATGTGCTGAATGAAGTGCAGGACATCATCAACGACGGCGTGACGGTCACAGCGTACAATTCGGTGCTGGTTAAGGTAAAAGAAAAGCCTACCGCCGAGATCCGGGCGCGGTGGGTCATTCAAAGTTGATGGAGGTTTAGCATGAAACATTGTAAGAAATCTGCGGCATGTGCTGCGCGGGGGTGCTGCTGATGGGTGTGGCACCGAGGATTCCGGGAGAGAACGCAAAAGGGAAAACGCTTGCACAAATCTATGAATACGGGATGGGGTCGGCAAGCATTAAGGCACTTTACTGTAACGAGAAATTGGCAAGCGCTTCAAATGGCACTTTTGAAATCCATATTAAAAAAGCGGGTACATATCGGCTTATTGGCTGGGTGCAGGCACGGGATTCCGCCTATAAGGCTTATTTGAAATGCAATGATGTTACAATTTTCGGTCCTTTTATTGACAGCGGTTTTGACCTTGAAAAAAAATTAAGTGCAGGAGATGTCATCAGTATCCCCAGTCAGTACATGGATTATTATTCTACAGCATCTGCAACATTGATTATACTTACAACTTAATGGAAGCGAGTGATTTTATGGGAATGTCGCCGAGAACACCTGGCGGTAAAAAATTGAAGTTGCTACTGTAGAAATTTACGTCTACAAATAACGAGGTACAAAATGAAAATCTACGATGAAATCACCAACGAGGAGCTGACTTCTCCCGACCTGTCAGCCGGTTATCTCTACCCCGCCCGGCGAGTTGCCGAGCATGTGCCGGAGAGCCGGGAAGTGATGCAGGGCACTGTCACCGAGGATAACCCGCAGGGGCTTATGCGCATCATTCCTGCCCATGACCTGTACGAGGACTGCCAGTTCTACCACGCTTACACGGCAGAGGAACTGGCCGAGCGGGAAAAACCCACGCTGCAGGAACAGGTGGACGCCAACGCGGCGGCCATTTTGGAGCTGGCCCAGATGCTGGCCGGAGGTGAATGATATGGTACAGTTTTATATCTGCTGCATCAAGCGCGGGCTGATTACGCTGGACAAAGTGCCGGAGAAATGGCGTGAGGCCGTAAGGGCAGAGATGGAGGTAGCATGACGCATGAAGTAGTGCTGCATGGGTATAACGTAAAGCCGGGTTCCCTGCAGCTTGGAACTTTTGACAGCTACGGCATTGAGAAAATCCACGTGACGGCAGATGATGAATGGGCGGGGCTGGACATTCTGGCCGTATTCCACGCGCCGGACGGTACTGCGACAAAGGTTGTTGTTGGGGCAGACAGTATGCTTGCCGTACCGCCGGAAGCTACGGCAAAGCAGGCAGGCGTCGGCAGAATTGTTTTTGTTGGGCTTACGGAAAACGTGCAGCGCATTACTGTGGACATGGGATACAATATCAAGCCGCACTCTGACATCGAGGGAGAAAACCCCGGCACGCCGACGCCGGATGTTGTGCAGCAGATTTTGGAAAACTCCAATCATGCTGTAAGTATCGCTACGGCGGCGCAGGAAGCCGCCGAGAACGCCCGCCAAGCCGCTGAGGATGCGGCCAAAAAGGCGGGCGATGGAGCGGGCGGCGCTGCTGCCAGTGCAGCGGCCGCCAAGAAGAGCGCCGAGGATGCGGCAGCATCCAGCAAGAGCGCGGCAAGCAAGGCAGAGGCGGCTGAATCCTCTGCCAACACGGCCAACGAGAGCGCAAAAGCAGCTCAGACCGCACAGGGAAGCGCCGAAAATGCTGCTCAGACAGCCGCTGATGCAGCGGGTGACGCTGGACAAGCTGCTGGCGTGGCCGTACAGAGCGCAGAGGCGGCTGAAACTGCCAAGCAGAGAGCAGAGGACGCAGCAAAAAAGGCGCTTGAAGCAAAAACTGGCTCGGAAAACGCCCTGCAAGATGCTGACGCAGCAAAAAATGCCGCAAGTGGCTATGCCGATGCTGCGGCAGAAAGCGCTACAGCAGCAGCGGACAGTAAGACAAATGCAGCGAAATCCGCAAACAGCGCTGCTGATAGCGCGGCGGCGGCCAAAAAGAGCGCGGAAGATGCCGACAACACTGCCAACAGCATCAAGGATTCTATGACACAAATTTCCGAGAACAAGGAGGCGGTTAGTCAGCTAAAGGAAGATACTGCTGCGCTGAAGAAGCACCAGAATGTGCTTGTTGGCAGTGAGACAGGCAACCCGATAAGCTGCAATGACGCATATTCCGCCACACTGTGCGGCCTGACCGTGTACGGAAAGAGTACACAGGATGGAACGCCGACTCCTGATGCGCCTGTGCCTATTGTGAGCGCAGGTGACGGTGGAACGGTAGTTGTTACGTTGGGAGACGGCGGCGCAAAAACGAAAACCATCACCCTGTTCACGCCGGGCGGGCTGCCTGGTATCCCGGTAACGTCTGGCGGGAACTACACTGACCAAAACGGCCAGCAATGGATTTGTGATGAGGTGGATCTAGAGAGAGGGATATATATAAAACGAGTTGCGGTTACTGTCTTAACCGTAGATATGATCCAGACGCTTTCGTCGTCCACTAATGACTATTGTATCACGATAAGACCACCTATAGATTATAAATATACTGTGGGCATTAGGGTCGTCTTAATGTCAAATCGTTTTCGCTATGAAAAAAATATCAAAAATAAAGGCGTTATCTTTGGATATGGTAATCAAATCAGACTGTATGTTGACCCGAATGAAATTAAAACATTAGACGCAGCAAAAGAATTTATCAAAAAGAATAAAATCGAAATTATGTATGAAGTGAATAAACACGTCGAAACCCCGCTCACCCCCGCCGAACTTACCGCCTACAAAGCCCTTACCGCTTACGCGCCGACGACCGTCTTGCAAGCCACGGATGGTGCGGGAATCCGGCTGGAGTATCAGAGGGATGTGAACATCGTGATTAAAAATCTTGAGGATGCCCTCGCATCCATGACTACCACTTAAAGGAGATATACATTATGGCTATCAAAAGTAAAGCACGGCACGACCTGACCTTGCGCAGCATCAAGCGGGAAATCGCTGCCGGACGTGACGTGGCATACTGGTTGGACAAGGCGTACACCCATCTGGACAGTGGCCTGCTGACGGAGGACGACATCACAGAAGTGGAGGCTCTGGCACAGGCGTACTACGACGCTCTGGACGCTGAAGACAGCAAAACAGACGAGCCTACCGAGGATGCCGAAACAGTTAGTTAAAGAGGGCTTTAGCTGACCAACAAACAGAAAGGACAACAAATCATGAGACTTTCAAACGGTGAAGTCCGACTGAAAGACCTACCGGCAGGCCCTACGCGGTGGAGTGGCCTGTGCCGCCTGCTGGTGATGAATAATGATGAGGTGATACCTTGACAGGAATTTTTAAAGGACGATTTCGGGTGCGGTACAACTACGCCCGATTTGGTTACACGCGGGGCGGCGGTAAGACGTGGCATGGCGGCATTGATCTGGAAGCGCTGGACGATGAGACCATTTACATGCCCACCTACAAGGGCAAGAGCATTTCCGGCACGGTGACCCGGGCGCGGATTGTGACCGACAAAAGAAATGCGACGTGGGAGTGGGGATATTACGTCTGTGTCCAGCTAGACGCGAACCAGACGCCGGATGCCGTCAACTACCTGTATTTCTGCCACTGCGCCAAGCTGCTGGTCAAGGCTGGGCAGAAAGTCAAGAGCGGCGATGCGCTGGCCGTTATGGGCAACACCGGCAATGCCGCGTTGGCAGACCCGCCCTACAAGCACTGCCATTTCGAGGTGCGTGCCACTGCCACCGGCAAGGGACTTGACCCGACGGCGTATGCGGGCTGCCAGAATGATGTGGGAACCTACGGCGACCAGCCTGCGCAGACAAGCGGTGAGGAAGTACTGATTGATGTATCCCACCACCAGGGCGCTATCGACTGGGCGAGTGTTCCATACCGCGCCATTGTTCGCATCGGGTATCGCGGCTACGGCAGCGGAAAGCTGATGAAGGACGAGCAGTACGATGCCAACCTTGCAGGGGCGAAAGCGAACGCAAAGCTGTTCGGCTTTTACTTCTTCTCGCAGGCCATCACGGTGGACGAAGCCCGCGAGGAAGCAGACTTCTGCGCAAGCCTTGCACCGGCTGGCTACCCATTGTTTTTTGACAGCGAATGGGGGCACACGACCGAAACCGGCGTACACGATGGCCGAGCAGACAACCTGACGAAAGACCAGCGCACGGCAATTGCAATGGCATTTTGTGAGAAGGCAAAAGCGCGCGGATTTACGGCAGGCGTCTACACCTTCACATCGTTCGCGAGCACGAATATCGACTACGCTTATCTGTGCGAGGATTATATCGGCTGGCTGGCCGATACGCGCACGAACTACGACAAGACGCTGCCGCGATACATCCACCAATACGGGCAGGGCAGCGTCGCAGGCATCACCGGCACAGTCGATCTTAACCATTTGGTTAAGACCCTGCCTGCAGTGGACAAGCCTGCAAGCAAGCTACAAGTAATTACCATCGGGCCGGTATCGCAGGGCGACGCAGATGCAATCTACTTGCTGTGCAAGGAACGCGGCCTGACGGATGCCGGGCTGTATAAGAGTGAGTGGGCATAAAGCCTGGAAAGACGTAAAAATGACGGATTGGGATATCGTAAAAGACATCGTTGTCCTTTTGGGGATCATCGTCACCGTGACGGGGCCACTGCTTAAGCTTAACACAAGCATTGTGGAGTTAAAAACGCTGTTGGATAACGTCATCAAGCAGGTGGCGGACAACGATAAGGGCAACACAGAGAGTCATCGCCGCTTGTGGGCGCACAACACCGAGCAAGACAAAATTTTGACGGACCATGAGCAGCGGTTACACGACCTTGAGGATAAGTGAGGTAAAATCCATGAGCGATTTTTTAAAAAATTTTGCGGCGCTGATTAAGGTAAAGACTATTGTGACGCTGGTTGTCGTTGCGGTTTTTGCGGTGCTGGCGCTGCGCGGGGCTTTACAGCCCGACACGGTCATGACCATTGTGACAATGGTCGTGGCCTTTTATTTTGGCACGCAGACTGAAAGCAAGAACAATAAGGATAAGTAAGGAGGCGCTTTTATGCCGAAACCAGTAACAGGTTCTACGAAGGATTATTATGTGAAGCCCGGCACGACAACGGCCAACAAGTACGGCGGCAGCCGCAACTATTCCACTGGCAGCAACAAATTCGCCAGCAGTAATGCCGGCAGCAGATCTAATGGCAGTGGATACAGCAGTGGAAACCGATACAGCGGCAGTTCCGGCAGTGCGGCAAGTGCAGCAACGGCAGCGCCTGCCGCGACCAACAGCGGTATGAGTGCTTGGCAGCAGGCACAGCAGGCCATTCTTGCCGCGCAGAATGCTGCCGCCGAACAGCTGCGTGCCGCGCAGGAAGCGCAGCGGAGAGCCCGCGAAGAAGCATACCAGAAAGCCGCTGCGCAGCAGAAAGCAAATTACGACTTTTCTGTTGGGCAGGTAAACGATGCGACCGGCAAAGCATTGCAGAAAGCCTATATAAACCGCATGCTGCAAGATAAGAATTTGCAGCAGAGCCTTAGTGCGCAGGGGCTGAACGGCGGTGCAAGCGAGACCACAATCGCCGGCATGTACAACAACTACAACAATGCCCGCAACGATTTGGAAATCGAGCGCCAGAGACAGACTGCAAACCTTTTGAACACCTATCAAAACAACATAGCAAAGCTGGAGCAGCAGAGAGCCAGCGGCGAAGCGGTAGATTTGAGCCAGTACCAGACCGCCTTACAGAACCTGACAGCCGGGAACACAGAGAAACTTATCAGCCTGCTGCAAGGTTACGGCGATATGGCAAGCAGCGTGCCCGCCACTACCGCGCGTTATAATGCCCAAACCGGGCAGTGGGAATACATTTAAGACTATGCCGCCCGCAATGGGCGGCTTTTTTAGCATAAGGAGGACACCTGATGGCTAAAATTAGAAGCCGCACCGAAGCGCTTGTAAATGCCTACTTGAATAATTACCAGAATGCAAACGCTACCACAGTTAGCGGCGGGCGGAGTGCGCAGCAAAGCGCCCAGAGCAGGGGCAGTGCCATTATGAACGCTACCGCCAAAACGCTGCCTGCGCTGAAAGATTACAGTGCTGACGTGCTGAACGGCATTATAAAGAGTGCCGACAATGCGCAGAACACCGCTATCAGCAATTTTAAGCTGGCGAAAAAGCAGATAGAAGCGGAGCAGAAAGCAGCAGAAAAAGCGGCGAAAGCAGCGGCGAAAAGTTCCGGGAGATCCAGCAGTAAAAAGTCCGGCAAAAAAAGCAGCAGTACGAGCAGCACAGACGATGCCAGCGGCAGCAATACATCGCTGGATAGCTTGTTTGGCGGCGCTGCAAGCACCAGTAGCGGCACGACGGGCAGCACAGCAGGCAGCAAGCCTAAGGCAGATGACACGAAAAAGGATAGCGAAAAGACAAAGGGAAAGAGCGCGCAGGAAAAGTATCTGGAATCCAAGAAAGCAGGCGCGCGCACGACCGCTGCAAAGAGTTATGCCGAGCGAAACGGGACAGGCCGCGTAAGCGCCGCGCAGCCCGCGCAGAGCCGCGCTGTGGCGCGGGGCGGGAAAGTTATCGGCAGCAGTTACGCCGCCGCAGGAAGCGCCCCCAGCGCGGCAGAGACGCAGGCCGCAAAGAACAAGCGCAACGACTACAAGAGCCGGCAGGAGGACATTGCCGCTGCGCTTAAAAAGCTGCAGAGCGATGCGGATTACCGTGCCGAGCTGGCTGCTCCGGGCCGCAAGCTGACTGGCGCCGAAATCCAGGCGGTAAAGGAATATAACCAGAAGCCAGGAGACTTGTACAAGCAAATGCAGGCCGGCGAACTTTCGCTGGATGACTATAACAAACAGGGGCAGGAACTTGCCCGTATGAACCAAAAAGCCGACCTGCACGGGCTGGGGCAGGATATGCAGGCGTTTACCGCCGGCCTGATGACATCTGTACCATTTGTGAAACAGGTGGACAGCGCTATTAAAGATTATGGCAACAAAGCCACCAACGGGCAATACGGGAAAGCCCTTGAAAGCGGAGCTGTGGCAGACTTTTTGCCGGCGCTGGAAAACTCTAAGGAACAAAACCGCATTGCTGCCGGTGCTGGCACAATGACCGGCAAAGCGGCGCAGTACGGTTTGTTTAATAACCTAATGGAAGGCACGCCGCTTGCGGAGACGATGGGCGAGGTGGGCGGCAAGGTGGCAGGTGCGGCCAGCAAGGTGCCCGTACTGGGACGATTTGCCACGCCGGCCAGCGCTTCGCCGGCCGCCGGTGAAGCGCTGGGGCGCATTTTGACCGACCAGACGGCTGATACCGTTTTGGATACCGTCCCCAGCCTTGTGAACGATTTGCAGACCTACGATGACCAGCAGAGCCGCATCAAGAACGGGGAACAGGTAGACGATGCCCTGACACCCGGGCAGATCGGGCTGAACACGCTGGGCAACGTTGCGCAGAACCTTGCGTTTAACGCTATCCCAGAAGTGGGCGGCGCGGTGTTGAACCGGCTGAAAGGTCCCCTTGAAAATGCCAAAGCGGCCCGGGATGCGCTGGATGTGGAGCAGGCACGCGGCATGGTAGATGCCTATGAGGGCTTGCAGCAGAACAGCATTACCCGCCCGGCGGAGGCCCTGAATGATGTGAATACCAGCATCGACTCAGCATCCGCGTTGAAAGACGGAAGTGCTGTGGATGATACCGGCAGATGGGCTGTGCAGAATGCGGAGAATTTGCCGATTGACGCACAGCTGGCAGAAGCCTACAATAGAGGCAACGGAGGTGTTGTAAATGACAACTTGGGAGCAGGCGTTCGAGCAGACGTTCCCGGGAACGCTGACGCTGGCGCAGGCATTGAACCGCAACCCGGAGGAACTGGAAGCGGGATTGCTGGACAAGCTGCAGAAGCAGGGATTGGTGGCGCCGCGAGTGGCAACGGAGCAGGAGTACAAGGAACTGCTGCAGAAAACGCTCAAACGGTGGCTGAGTGGGCAAAATCAATAACCGGCAAGAACCGACAGAGCGTGTACACACGGCGCATTGAGGACCTGTATGCCCGGATGCAGAACGGGGCCAGCCGGGATGAGCTTTTGGAAGAAGCCGGAAACATTGCCGCCGGAATTGTGAAAGAGCGGGACTTTGCGGAGCCGCTGGACGAAGCGACAACGGCTTTGCGGGATTACTTTAAATCGACCCCTGTACGTCTGGATGAAAAGGCGGCAGGGGATATTTTGTCGGCCAGCGGGCTGAAAAGCATCCAGCAGTACAATTTCCAGAACGGAACCAACTTCTCGCTGACGAAGGGCGTGCCCTATGATTCGGCCATGATGGAGCTGGCGGAGATGGGCACCGGCGTAAAGGGAACATCGGTAGATGACCTGATGGCGGCGGTGCAGAGCAGCAATGCAAAACCGCTGGTGGACATCGATATGGCGGCTGCCAGCACGGACTACTACCGGGACGCGATTTTGAACGGGCCGACCTGGCAGGAGATCGGCGGGGAAGATTTTGAGAACTGGCTGAATGTGCAATCCTTTGACCGAGATGCACCGGATTATGTACAGCGGCTTTTGGAGCGAGATAGCATCCCCGCGTTGAACCAGACTACGGAGACAGTGAGTGAACCTGTTCCCGGTATGGGAACTGCGAATAATGCGCGGCAGGTTGTGCAGGAACAGCCGCTGAACGGCAGCGAGAGTGTACCGAAAAATGCCATTGGTGCGGAAGAAACGCAGTATAACAGGGCGGAAGTGCTGAACCAGGACTACGCCAACCAGCGTGTAATGCGGGGCGACATGGAGGCCCAGACCGCCGCAGAGCTTGGCATTGGCGAGCAGACGCACACTGTTTACAGCCGGGCAGAGGGCAAGGACACGGCATCGCAGGATTTTGATGTACTTGTGCAGAAGACAGGTAGTGTGACCGGAGCCGGACGCACAGTGGCAGATGAGCTGAACAGTAAAATCCAGAATGGGCAATGGGATGCTTCCGATGTGTACGCGGGCAGCCATGCGGCAGAACAGCTGCGCCAGCGTTTGGCAGAACTTCCGGAAGGCAGCGCGGAAGCCGATGTAGTGAAAGCCCAAATTGCGAATATCAACCGCGCCGTAAGCGCCGGGCAGAGCAAGGCCGGACAGGCACTTGTTTCCGGACGATATGCGCAGCCTGACGAATACAGCGGAATCCGGCGGTTTGAACAGTACACACAGAACAGTGTTGACCGCTTTGCCAATACGCGGCAGGGTCAACAGCTGCACGATGTAGCGCAGGAAGTTGCCGACACGATGAATGGGCCAATGGATGACGAGTTCACGGCCTTTGTGCATAGCCAGGGCGTGGACACCGGCGATGATGTGCGTGACCAGCTTGAGTATATGGCCGAGCAAATTCAACGCATGGGCCGCGCACGCAACGTAAACATCAACGAGGAACAGGCCAGAGCTGCCGCAGCCAGACTGCAGGCGGGCGGCACTGTCGAAGACATTTACGATGCGTTTGCACGGCAGGCCCTTGGCATCGGCGATTTAAGTCAAGAAGATTTAGACTATGCCGTTGACACTTTCCGCCGGATTTCGGACATGCCGGACAGCCGGGAGCGTTACGACCTTGAGATGAGTGTTTACGGCCGCATGGCAAACTATATGCCTGCGCGCGGGTTTGCAGACAGACTGAATAACATCCGTTACCTGTGCATGCTTGGCAACAGCCGCACGCATATCCGCAACCTGATAGGCAATGTCATGATGGGCACGGTTACGCGCGCAAAGGACAATGTTGCAGGCGTGATGCAGCTTGCCTTGCCGCAGAACGAACGTACGAAAGCTGTCGGCACAATGCTGACAGCGGATGGTCGGCGAATGGTAAACCGCGCCAGAGACTACGCGGATAACCAGATGTACAGCATACTGTATCAGGATTGGATCTGTATACCCGTCAACGTTCTGCAGGCCGCACGAAACACCTACACCACGCCTGTTGGGCGAGCGATCGGGCGTTTAAGCGACATCAATGGCGGCGCACTGGAAGCAGAGGATAATTTCTTTTTGCGCAGCGCGTTCGGCAACAGCATGGCAAGCTTTTTAAAAGCACGCGGGTATGACAGCAGCATTTTTGACGCTACGGATGAACACAGCCGGGCTGTACTGCGGCAGGCTGCGGCGCAAGCGCTTGAAGATGCGCGGGAAGCTACATTCCACGAGGACAACTTTTTGAGCACGGCGTTCCGCAATTTCTCAAACGATACGCGGAGACACGGACCTGCCGGGCAGATTGCCTATGCGGTGACAGAAGGCATTTTGCCGTTTAAGAAAACGCCCATCAACATTGCAAAGAACGCATTGGAGTACAACCCTGTCGGCGGAGCAGTAGAAGCGATCTACCGTGGGGCTACCGGGCAGGGTGCAACGCGGGTAATGGACGCTGCAGCAAAGAGCGTAACCGGCACAGCAATTTTGGGTGCAGGTTATTTGCTTGCCAAGAATGGTATGCTGACCGGCGGTGCAAGCGGAGATGACCGCGCCGACAACTACAATGAAATGCTGGGCGACCAGAATTATGCTGTAAAAATACCCGGGAAGGGGACTTACACGCTGGACTGGGCGAGCCCGTCGAGCGTGCCGCTGCTGATTGGTGCGCAGATTGCTAAAGACCAGGAAGACGGCGGAGAGTTTAATTTGACGCAGACGCTGGACAGAATGCGCCAGATTACGCAGCCCGTACTGGAAACCACGATGTTACAAGGCTTGAATGACACGCTGGACAGTGTAAGCTATGCAGATTCCAATGACAAGTTGGCAACGCTTGCGACAAGCGCACTTGGCAGCTTTGCAAACCAATTTGTGCCTACGGCTTTAGGACAGGTTGCGCGGACGGTGGACGATACCAGGCGCAGCAGCTACGGCGGCGGCGACACAAAGACCGAACGGGATATTGGGTACAATATCCGCAAGATGGAGAACAAAATCCCCGGGCTGAGCAAAGAAAGTGAGCCGTACATTGACCAGTGGGGCCGCGAAGAGGCGAGCCTTGACGGGACGGACGATTCAGCGAGAGGCATGTTCCTGCGCGGTGCGTACAACATGCTTAGCCCCGGTTATGTGAGCTCCGAAAGTATTACTCCGGTTGACAAGTATCTGCAAGGACTGTACGGCAGTACCAACGACAGCCATGTCTTGCCGGAAAAAGCCAGCAGCAAAATCACCGTTGATAGCAAAGACTACTACATGACCCCGGAGGAAAAGACCGAGTACGCCAAGACGAGCGGGCAGACGGCCTATGACATTATCGACAGCCTGCGGCAGAACGATATGTTTTTGAAGATGCCGGAGGACCAGCAGAGTGCGCTTGTGCAGGAAGCATACAGCGTTGCCAAGACCGTTGGCGGCGTGGCGGCTGTGGGTGACGGCGTGAGCGGCACGAACTCGAAAGCCTACGACGCGTATCAGCAGGGCGGCGTTCCGACGCTGGAAAGCTATCTGCTTGCCAAAAACGCAACAGATATTGCCAGGGATGAAAAGCGAGAGGCGACAGGGAGCGATACTGCGAGCCTGGACACGGTGGAGACCTGGAACACGTTGTACAGCCAGTTTGGCGATGATGCAGTAAGCAACTTTGTAAACAGCACCAGTAAGGACAGCGCGGTGCGCAATATTAGCGACCTTGCCGGAGATAAAGCGGTCACCGCGTACATGCAGTCTTACAGCGCTGTTTCCAAAACGCTAGACGACGGGCAGACACCGAACAAGTTTACAGTCGGTTACGGTATGCAGAAATACGGCCTGAGCGGAGACGACTTTGCGAGGGCGTATCTGGCAGCGTACTACAAGAAGGACAAGAACGGCAAGTACCCGGAAAAGGGCGGCACGTATGCCGACAAGGCCGGTGCAGAGATTTACCAGAGTTACGGCGCAGATGCGCTTCGCGACTGGGTAAACTACCGCGCTACCATTGAGGACGCGAACGGAAACGGCAAAGTCGATAAAGACGAGGCTGTTGCCCGGCTGAACGAAATGAGCCTTACGGACGAACTGCGCCGCGCCTACCTTACGAACACAAACAAAAGCTGGAAGAATCCCTATTGAGGTGAAGCATGAAGTTTGATTTTTGTATGAGCCGGGACGAGTATGACGACCTGGTGTTCAGCCTGACAGACGACGAGAGGGAAGTGCTGGACATGCGGCGGCATGGACGGCGCAACGCTGAAATAGCAGCGGAAATGAACTGCTGTGAGCGGACAGTGAACCGGCATGTAAAAAGCATCAAGAACAAATGGAAATAACCACTTGATTTTGCGGGGGCAATGTGCTGAAAAGGCATGTTGCCCCCAGCTTTTTTGTTTTGGCGCAAGGATGGCGTGAAGGTGGCGCGTTGGTGGCCTACAGGAGAACCATATACACGGTATACTATAAGTACCATAAGCGCTATGGAAATTATTACGAAAGGAACCTGAACTATGGAAATGAATTATGCTTCCAAAGGCGTTGCCAATGCTGGCCTTGCCACCGGCATTATCGGCACCAGCCTGGGGGCCCTGAATGCGCTTGGCGGCATGGGCGCACTTACAGGTGTGATTGGCCCGCGCGGCACTTGCAGCGAAGACCACACCATCAACCGCTATGAGCTGGCGCAGGAGCGGAAAATTGCAGAATTGCAGAGCCAGATCGCGTTGCGGGATGCCAACACCTACGGCGACCAGAAAATGCTTGAAATGTACAAGTACATTGACGGCAAGCTGAGTGCCATTGACACGAAATTCTGTGAGCAGGCTGTGCACAACCAGCGCACGGAGGACAGCTTTACGCTGGCGCGGCAGGACATTGCATCGGTGCGCAGTGAGCTTGACCAGAAGATCAAGCTGGAAGCCGAGCGCCGTTGCTGCGGTGATAACTCCATCGTGACTTACGCAAACGCTACCTTCTACCCGAAGATGGTTGCGGACGTTACTGTCGGCACCGCCACGACTGCGCAGACGCTGTACAATCCGCTGCCCAAATGTGGCTGCGATTGCAACAGCTGAACGCGAGGGGGCGGCAACAGCCGCCCCCTTATCTTATGATGCGAGGTGTATCACATGGTCAGTATCGAGAAAGTACAGCGCGGCATTGCCGCCTACATGGAGCAGGAAATCATTGCCAGGTTGCCGGAAGGAAGTCTTGGAAAAGCAGCGGCCAAGGGTGCAAAGTTCGTGTTTTTGGCACGGAGCAAACAGGCTCTTGATACGCTGGCACAAAACCCGGTTGCAAAAGCATTCGGGCTTGCAGACACCGGGGAACTGGACGTGGATATGGCGTGCGATGCGGCAAAAGAAGCCATCGGGGACAGCGGGCTTACCGTTACTTTGCCTGTGCTTGGCAGCCTTACTTTTTACCCTGCTGATGTGGATACGCTGAAACGCATGATCGTGAGTGCATAAGGAGCCAACATGAACTATCTTGAAAAGCTGGAAGCGGAAAAGCTCAATTACATGGAGCTGCCTGTAACGCTGGGCAGCATGGAGATGATCCGCGAGATTGAAAAGACGAAAGAATGCCTGCACTGCGAGCAGGATGCAGAGCTGACACGCGCCGATGCGGAAGCGTGGATGGACAACATGGAGAACGAGGACGGCACATATGGTGCACACTGGCCTGCAGAGCAGACAAAGATTTACCGCGAAGCGCGCGGCGTACACTGCGAGCCATATGTCTGGGCCGCTGTGATGAACATGATGTACAGCGACTATTGCAAGGCGGCACGCAAGAACAGTGTGGACCGGCCGGAGTTTTACGCAGACCTTGCGGCGGCGTTTTTGGAGGACAAGGACGCGCCGGAGGACAAAGCCGGGCGGTACTACCACAATATTGCAGCAGTGCAGGAATAAAAAATCAGCCCGCAGCTGACGAGGATTTTTCGTCAGCTGCGGGCTTTGCTGTGTCAGGGGAGAATATCAAGTTCCCATCCGGAGGGAAGTTCTAAGAGAAACAAGCCGGTGCGTTCCTGGGCACGTACCCAGAAATCAGAACGGTTCAGTTCTTTTGCTGTATCCCGGCGTGATTTGCCCTCAAAGTAAATGGCAATCAGGACGGATTGCTGGTCGGAGTTGAGGGGTTTCATAGCTTCGTGCCGCTTGCAATAGGCTGTGTTCATCTCGGCGCGGGCACGGCAGTACCGGACATAGGCTTTATCGTACCGCTCTGCCAGGCGGGCCACCGGGTCAGAGCGGGCGTTGCCTTTGGGCATACCATCGGCAGGGTGAGCCGACATGGCGGCGTTTGATTCATAGAATTTGTCGCGGGCCTCTATGAAGGCTTTCTGATAGGCGGCGTATTTTTCCATCCATTTTTGACGCTGGGTGTTGCCGCATGGTACATTATTTTCCATTGCTGATTTCCTCCAACCAGTAATCTTTTTTGCACTGTTCACAGGGTTTACCATCCCTTACACATTTGGTTTTATATGATTTATCAATCTTTTTAGGGCATATATTTGTAATGCCGTTTTTCATTGGGGCATCTGAAAAATACCTTTTAAAAGCATCTTGCCTTGTACGCGGCCACTTTTCCGCCCAATCAATTAGCTTTTGCGTTCGATCTATAACTTTTATCGTGTCATAGTTGCATAAAACACAGCCCATACTTTTACCATCACTGTTTAGCTGACATGCTGCGCAAAACCCATTATACATAGTGCAAAGCTGGGCACGGTATATTTCGTATTGAAAAGCGTCCATTCTTGCTCCTTTCTTCCAGTTTCATGCAACGCGGCAGCGTGCAAATATTGCCATTTTTCCACTCGCATGTCGCGCAAAGATGTTTGCGGGCATATTCATCAACTAGTTGCTGTTTTGTCATGGGGGTCACCTCCTGGGAGTTCGGGGAGCGGCATCCAGTGGGTGACATAAACAAAGTCTGGTAAATATTCCTCGCTGAACCATACGTCTAAATCATCGTCTCTCCATGCCATATAAATGTTGTGACAAACAGAATCGTAGATAAGTACGCGTTCGTGTTTAACTGGCAGTCTGTCTTTAACGCTTATCCATTCACTCATTTGCGTTCACCATCTTTGCAGTCAATCATTCTCGACCAACAACCGGAGCAAAAGGTTCCATCCCACAATGCAGATTTATCGTATACGTGTTTGCATTTTGAACATTCAATTCCTGCATCTTTATATCTGGTGCATTCTCCGTGTTCAACTTTAATCAGGTCGCATTTAATCCAATGCGCCGTAGGCCGCAGAGATTCGGGGTCGATGGTTGGCTGGTCATCAATACTGTAAAGCACATCGTTCGTATCGTATATATTCTCGTTCAGACCGTTATAGAGCCAATATTCGCGTAATTCATCTGCATCAATCAGTCTCATTTTCTTTCTCCTCTCTTTCCTCTACATATGCCATACTCTGGCGCAGATTGAGGTGTGCAGGATTGAGAATACAAGCAGGGACGACGGAATTACCGTAGCACGCATTGCCTCTGTTAAAATTTCCCGCAGTGCTCACGACGCGAACGCTGCAAGCGCGACCCAAGACGGAATCCTTGTAACTGCACCACCACGGAGTAGCAGTCCAAATCCAGTCATCGTAGTGTGGAATTAACTCACGGTACTTGCGGTACTCGTCGCAGGTTAGAACGAAAACATCGTTCTGTACAGTGCCATAAGCTCTGTCACCGTTGTCGGCTACAAGGTCAAGGGTATGCGGCAGCAGACTTTTTTTCTCGAAAACAGCGTTCGCCATATCAGATAGAATTCCACGCACATTACTTGTGCGGTAGTTATTCCAGTTGCCTTTTTCATCGGCAAATTTATCACTTGGGCAGAATTTTACTTCTTTTGCCCACGGCTTTGCCATAATGGCCAGCACGCCACCGTCAGGGTGGTTCGGATCAAGACAGACCCACTCAAAATTTTTGAACATGAAGTGTTCTCCGGGGCGTAAAGTTGTGATGTTAGTCATTGTCAGGCACCTCCGTGAGCCAGTAGTCTTTTGCACAGGTTCCACATTTACTTAAATAGTTATCGTCTGTGCAGCATTTAGAATCTATATCACACGGACGAATCGCAAGAACTCCGTTACTGTCTAGTTTTGCGTTTGGGAACATCTTCAAAAACTCGCTCTGGCGGGTCTTGACGGGGTGGTCTTTTGCCCATTGCTCAACTTTTGAAATCGTTTCTTCAATGCTTTCAACAGGGCATCCATCGCAGCCTTTATTTTTGCATAACCTTTTTACCGTCTTGAAAAATTCAACTGCGTCCATCACAATTCCTCCAATCTCAAAATTTCATCCCATGTGATTTTGTCATACCCGCGCTGCACATACTGGCCGTAGGAGATGTCCAGCGCGGCGGCTTCTCTTACGCATTGTTCAATGGATTTGATGCGGGGTTTCAGTGTTGCCTTTTTATCCGGCTTCTTTGCCTGCATGGCGGAAATAACGCCTTGCTGCTTCGCTTTCTTTTTCTCGTAGTTCTGCTTTGCCTTTTGTCTTGCTTTTTCTTTTATGCAAGTATCACAGAACCGCTTGCAGGGCTGCACGTCCCACATCATCTTGCCGCATTTCTCGCAGAATTTAGAGACTGTCATAGCGGCTCCTCCGTCTTTTTGGCATCAATGCCGATGCCCTGTAGTGTTACCTGTGCCCAAAGGTCTGCAAGCTGGTCGTTGCGGTACTCATTGTATTTGTCGGCCACCTGGCCGGTCATGTAATTTTGGATTTTAACCAACGTCCGGCGGGATAAGCCTGCCTGATAACAGGCCAGCAAGCAAAGATATGTTGCCCTTGTGGCAATGTCGTTGCGCTCTTTCATTACTGCTTCATGGGCGCGGGATTGAATGTCCTTGATTTTCTCTTCGGTATATTCGTCAACGGCTTTCTGCAATGCCGGGGTAGGGTGTAGTCTTGCTTTCACGTCTTTCAACTCTTTCCTGTTTTGTATAATCCGTATTTTCTGACATCGCGGCGGATTTTGATTCCGCGCTCCGCATCTGCCGCGTCCGCTGCGGCATCTGCAAGCCGCTGCGCGCGGATTTTTTCAAACATGGCCGCATTCGCCGTAGCGATTGCAAGCGCTGTGGCAGTGCGCATGGCGGTCTGGGCAGTCTTTACAGGGGCTTGTCATCGTCCGGCATCTCCAATTCTTCGCTGGTAGTCATATACTTCGTCTGTCATGTTGCGGTTTCCTCCAATTCTTCAATGAAAATTTCGGTGCGGGGATTGGCTTTGTCGTACAGTACGCGGGAGCCGTCCACGCTGGCAATGATGGCGTTATTGTCGTCTGCAAGGATTTTGGCGGCGACAAGGGTGTCATGGGCAGCTTCCATTAAGTTCGTGAGGTCTACTTTGCGGCGAGTCGGCATGTAAAACACCGTGGCGACGCGGTAACGACCTGACAGCGGGGCTTTCGGCTTTGGGGTGAGATACCACATAGCGGCCTGTTCGTACTTCTTGTACTGCCTGCTGGGGGCGATGAACGGCTTGCCGGTGCGGTGGTTGGTAAGTATCTGCTGGGAGTTTTTTTTTGTGATAGGGGGCAGGGAGATTATGTATTTTTGTATCACGGTACAATCTCCTTTACTTTGGCGTAATACTTCTCGCTGTACCATATGTCCGGCAGGCGCGGGTTTTGGGTAAAGCCTGCCTTTTGCAGTTCCTTTTCGGCTGCCGTCTGTGTATGGTAGTTGGCATAGGAATGCCGGACATTGCCGGTAGAGCGTGAGTATACGATAATCTCAAAACGGGTCATGCTCTTTCATTCTCTCTGCCATTTCGGCGTAAATCTTGTATATGATGAACAATTGAGCGGCAGAACCTATAAGTTCCTGTGCTTCATTCAAAAATTCAAGTGCTTTATTGTAAGCTACTGTGCTGAATCTTTCGCAAAACTCTTTATCGGTAAATTTATCGTGCATGTTTTTCTACCTCGCAAAACATATGAAACGGTTTACAGTTTGATGTACCCCTCGTTGCCCATTTTCTATTCCTCCAAGTAATACTCGGCAAATGTGAAGTTCTCTCCGTAGCGGTTTTTGATTTTCCTTGCCGCTTACGGATGGGGATGCCTTGTTTTTTCAGATCGTTGATGCGGCTGGCAAGGCGGTAGATGCCGTACTCGCTTATGGCCTGAGCAGCGGTCAAGCTGCCGCCGCTCTCTAAGTGGCGAAGGATTCTATCACATTGTGTCACGGTGCATCACCTGTCTTTCTTTCAAAAATTAAAAGGGAAGGTCGCCCTCGTCATCGTCAATCGTGGCGTAGTCTGCATCGGGTTCGCCCTGCGTGCGCTGTGCGGCGTTCTGCGGGGCAGGGCTGGCACTTTCCTTACTGCCGCAGAAATTCACGTTATTTGCCACGATTTCAACGGCTGTGCGGTTCTGTCCGTTCTTGTCCTGATAGCTGCGCGACTGTAAACGCCCATCAACGGCAATCATCGAGCCTTTCTGGAAATACTTGCAGACAAATTCTGCCGTCTTGTCCCATGCAACGATGTTCAGCCAGTCGCACACGCTCTGCCCGTTAGCATCGCGGCGCCCTCTGTCGCAGGCAATAGTAAACGATGCCACACTCTTGCCCGTAGTGGTCTGCCGCATTTCAGGGTCGCGGGCGAGCCGACCCATCACGGCAACGATGTTCAGCATATTTTCACCTCGTAGTTAATCCCAGCCAGCATAGGCGCTGCGCCCTGCGGCTTTCGCTTTCTCGTACTTCTCGATTTGCCGTTGGCAGAAAGCGGCGTCAAGGATACCGCCCTCGGCTAGGTCTGCGTACTTTTTGGCATCCCACTTTGTCATCGGTGGGCGAATCTCATTGCACCAGGCAATCAGTTCAGCAGGAGAGGACGGTGGGAAGATTTGCCCAGCGCGAACTTTTCTGTCGATGGCCTCTTTTTGGAGTTTTACGGGCACATCCTGCAAAGCTTTCTCCCACACGGCGATCATAGAGCGCTTTTGTGCAAGCGTTTTTCCGTTGCCAAAGTTCGGCCATACGGCGGCGATATAACCCATGATGTAGTGTAGGCCATCCTCGACGGGCTGCGCCTGCTGCGTAAGATCTGTGTTTGATACGGTCATTGACCTGTCAGCCAATCGAAATCCCTCCCATCTGCACGGCGCTGCGGCGCTGCCTGCTGTGCATCGCGTATCGGATAGAACGCCTGCCAGCCCTTGCGCACGACCTCTCGCATGTAGTCCTGCAAGCTCATGCTGCTTTGTGCTGCCATGCCAGCCAGCTTGTCGAGGTTTTGCCCGATAGCGCCCTTGGTTTCTGGCGCCCGCTGTTTCTTGCGGTTGTCGAGCCACTCAAAGAGCAGCTCTCGCAGCTCTGCGTCCTGCGTGTACTCCTCGATAGCTTTCTTTGCGGAGTATGCAGGTGCGCGCTTGCGCGTAGCCACGCTTTCAGCGTGGCATATATCTTGGGTATCGTTAGATACACAAGATATATTTTGTTTTTTGTTTTTTGTTTTTTGTTTACCTGCATTTGCTGGCAATTGATAGCAATTGCTATCAATTGCTTCTTCATTTGGCAATTGCTTGCGTTTCTTTCCGTTCTCGCTTAGCTTGGCACATTTTTCGCTGTACCGTTCTTTTGCTGCATCTATATCTTCCGTGATGAAGTCAAATGCGGTTTCCTCACGTCCATTGAGTTGCGTCTTTTCTCCCGTCTCGTTATATACCATAAGAGCACGGAACAGCCGACCTAGCTCGCTATCTGATAGGTTGCGCGTTTTCTTTCTGTAGGAATTAAAGCAGCAGAAATACTCTAGTGCCATATTCAATTTTCCTTTTCTTGATGGCAGTGCATATAAACGTATTCTGAATTTGCTGCCATGTTTGAGTAAAGCCAATCGTCGGCTTTCTCTTTACTTAGATGCTCACGCATCACTCGCTTTTCATACACAAACTCGCCGTTAATTTTCTTCTCCGCGATGCGGTCTTGAATGTCCGCTTCTTCGTAATTGGCTTCCACGAGATAAAGGCTGTAACCCTTGGCCTTGATGCCGTTCAGATTGTTTGTGTCTGTGGCGTAAAATAGGCGATCTATAGGGTGCTGCTGTAGCTCAATATGCCAGCAGCAATTTTGCACATCGTGCTTTGTCTCCTGCGCCTTTATGCGGCATAGCCCTTTGTAGGTGTACCAGCGGTCTGTGCGTATAGCATCTATCTGGTTAGCCTTTACGCCAGCATCTACGAGAGGGGCGCATAGCCACGTGCAACACGCAAAACGCAGTGTCGGTCTCTCTCTGGCGAGCCTGCGCAGCGTGGCGGGGTTGAAGTGGTCGCCGTGGATGTGTGTGAGCAATACGAGCTTTAAGCTCTTGTAATCGTCTGCAAGCCGGGAAAATGGAACGCCGCAATCAATCAATATTGAATTTTGAATGAGAACAGCGTTCCCTTGACTTCCAGTTGAAATTATCTTGTAGTCCATCTTACAGGCTGCTCAAATCAATTTGCATCGGCTCGGCAGTGGCGTTCGCGTTTTCAATCGCCTGTTCCGTCTGCTGCTGTTCAAGCTGCGGTGCGGGCTGTGCAGCAGATTTAAGGCGAACGTCCTTTGCGGATGCGATGCGCTCTGCAATCAACTGTCCATCGTTGTCATGCGTGATGGTATCATCATGTTCAAGCGCGGTCTGCATATCAACGCTCATAATGCCCCAGCGGGAAATAAGCTGACGAAGCATGGTTTTCTTTGCCATATCATCAAAATTCTTGTACCAGAACGAGGAATACTTCCACATCTCGCTTTGCTGAACGTTTCCAGCCAGAAGATTTTCGTACCCTTTGCGGCTGAACGCGTGGCTGTAGGTGTCTGCATGGGTCATCATCTTTTCTTTGCTCCAATACAGCACCTTGCGGAATCCGTTCAAATACTCAAAGTAGGCCATATAGCCGATGGTCGGCAGGGCATCACGCACATCATCGTCCTCGATGAACTTGAACCGGGCTTTTCCTGTTTCTGGGTCTTTGCCCATGTACTCGCCCTGCTTGATGACCATAACATCGAGGTCTTTGTACTGCCCGCTGCGTAAGGCCAGCTGGATATAGCCCTTATAGCCAAGCACGAATGTGGCAGTGGTGGTTTCAGGGCGAATCATGTTGCCGTCTCGGTCATACTTGGCCTTCTGCTTGAACGGCACGAGATAATATTGCCCCAGCTGCGGGGAAGGGGAGAGCTTCAAGCTTTCGCCCAGCAGCGCACCGGCAAGAATCGTACCGGCGTCACATTCCTGCAAGGCCGGATTCACAGCGACAGCGCTCGTGATGCTGGCGGTGAAACTGCGGGCGCGATCAGGGTCGCGCAGCGTGTTATTGATTAGGTTCTGGTAGCTCTGTGTCGTGATCGCAACGGAAAACTTCGGTTTCTGTGCCAACTGATTAGATGTCGTCATAGCTCATACCCTCCTGCATGATGAACTGTTTCAGTTTCTTCAACTGTTCGATGGTGCCGCGAACGGAGAACTTTACTTCATAGACGGCAGTCTGCGTTTCCTCCGGCTCCTGCACGGCTGCTGGCTGTTCTTCTTCAATCGGTGCGGGAATTTCTTCAACAGGCGGTTCTGTAGCATCCTGCACCTCTGCAATGGCCTGCTGCACCTTTTCCTCTGCGGCCTGCTGCTGTTCAAGCGCTGCGCGGCGTTCAGCTTCTTGCTGTTTTTGCAGTTCGATTTGCTCATGCCGAGCACGTACCGTACTCAACGCCAGCGCGACATTCAGCGATTTCTTATATTCAACCAGCAACTCGGCGGCGTCCTCATGGCGGGAAAGCTCCTGCACCTCTTCGGCGATTTTAAGTACCGTCGAGGTCAACGCGGTTTTCACGCCGTTTACGCTGGTCGAAAGCCCGATTTTCAAATTCATCTGCTCGAAGCGCAGCCAGGGCAGATTGTTCGCCTTGCAAAGCTCTGCGAAGTAGCTTTGAATTTCCTTTACCTTGTCGGCTTTCAAGCCCGTCTCGACATCGTCAACGCGGCGCTTCAACTCGGCATCGGCCTTTTTGTACGGGTCTGCAATGCACTGCTTGTACACTTCCTCGAAGCTGTTGTACGGCTGCATGATGGCTTCTTTCACGCGCTTGCGCTGCTCTTCCATTTCCGCAAACTCTTTGCCAAGCTCGGCGCGGATTTTCTTCACATCGCCGCGTGTTTCTTCGGTCACGACCAATGCCATGACGGCGCTGGTGCGCTGCTCAATTTTGGCTTTCACATCCCGCAGCCGTTCCTCGATGATGGGCAGCTGCTTTAATTTGATGACTTGCAGTTGTTCGGAATTTCCGTCCATGTGGTATACTCCTTTCTTTGTGTGCGGGGTTTAGAAAGGTTCCCGCGTGATGGTAATTTTCTCGCGTGTCTTAGCGCCGAAGTTGCCGCCATCCAGCATCCCGGTCTTGCGGAACTCCGCCTCGGTGTAGATATCCGAACACGCCGTTACGCCGTTGACGGGGCGGTGGAAAGCGGAAAACGCCTTCACGGCGGTGGCTCTGGATGGAGCTTCAACCTCCGTCCATCCGCCATCATAGACCATGCCGCTGCTGCCGTAGGTAAAATAGAACTTCATCAAAACACTCCTTGTCAGTCGCAAAACGGTTCGCATACTTTGAACTCGAAACCGCCGTCAATCTCTCCGATAGCGTAGTAACCAGCAAAGTAATAGCCGGGGTCGCTGAAATGGGGCGCTCCATAGGCGATGTTTGCTTTCCATTCTGCGTAAATCGGAAGAACCTTTCCGTGATAGAGCTTTTCAAAGCACCATTTGACAACTTCATCCTGCGGAAGATCTGTCTGAACGTTCCAGATGCGGAAAAAGTCGCCATACGGCTTATATTGCCCGCAGTGGGTTTGTTTTGCTTCAATCATTTTGTACCTCTCATTCTCCGAAGCATTCGGTGACTTCCCACGCATTGCGGGTCGTCATGCACTGGTCGCAGCCAACGATCTCGTTGTCTATTTTGTAAATGGTTTCACATTTCTGCCCGCAAATCGGGCAGCAGGGATAATCAGGCTCGTCCAGCGGGAACGGGTTGTCTTGGTGACCCCAAAAGCTGGTCATTCTGCGGCCTCCTGTCTTCCTTCATCATCAGAAAAATGCAGCTCCATCAAGTCGGCAATCGCAAGGTACTCTTTGGCGTATTTGCTGTCTCCGTGGGTTTTCTTGACAATCTCGCGGAACTCCGCTAAATCGCCATAAAAGCAACCGCACTGCACGCGGAGAATTTTATCCTTGCAGCGAAAAAATGTGGTCGCGCGAAAATATCGGCCAAAGCCTTCAACGACGGCGTGGTCCGCATTGTCGTAGACCCACGCATCGCCGGAGACCCGCGCATCGCCGGAGAGCTGCGCATCGACGGAGACCCGCGCATTGTCGTAGACCCACGCATTGCCGGAGACCCGCGCATTGCCGGAGACCCGCGCATTGCCGGAGACCCGC